CGCTAACGAACTGCCCAAGGGCAACACCGGCGCTTTCGAGCCCCTTCCCGCCGGCTGGTACACCGCCACCATCAGCCAAGCCGAGCTGAAGGACACCAAGGCTGGCACCGGCCAGTACATCAAACTGCGCTACGACATCACCGGCCCGTCGCATCAGGGGCGCGTGGTGTTTGGCAATCTGAACATCAAGAACCCGAATCCGAAGGCCGAGGAGATTGGCCGCGCTGACCTTGGCGAGATCATGCGTGCGATTGGTCTGGGCAAGGTGACCGACACCGACCAACTCATTGGTGGCCAGCTCGGTATCAAGCTCTCCATCAAGGAAGACGCTCAGTACGGTGCTAGCAACGAGGTCAAGGGCTACAAGTCCATGTCTGGGAGCCCCGCTCCAGTGGCTACGGTGGCCGCTGCGCCTGCCCCTGCCGCAGCAAAGTCCGCTGCGCCGCCTTGGGCTAAGAAGTAATTACGGGGCCGAAAGCGGATGCTGGCCGTGCCGCCCTTGCACTGCAGACCAGACGCAGCGAGTAGGCCCCACCATAAAAATAGCCCCCGGTTTTTACGCCGGGGGCAATCAAACAACTAAACAAGGAGTGGGCAATGCAAATACCCGAGTCGGATCATAGCATCGAGGCGCTGATTGACAAGCACCACGAGCAAAATGCTGAAGTCCCCAGGCCGCACCTAGGCGTTAGCACTCTGGGCCATGTGTGTGACCGCTGGCTCTGGCTGTCGTTTCGGTGGGCTGTACAACCCAAGTCCCCCGGCCGAATCCTGCGCCTGTTTCGCCGTGGCCACCAGGAGGAGGCGAACATCATTGCTGATCTGCGGGCCATTGGCGTAGACGTACGCAAGGTATCCACCCAGCACCGGGTGGATTTCGGCAGTCACGTTTCTGGCTCACTGGACGGGATCATTGAGAAGGGCGTGCCTGAAGCCCCCAAGGCCCAGCATGTGGCCGAGTTCAAGACCCACAGCAAGAAGTCATTCGAAGACATGGTGAAGAATGGCGTGGAGAAGTCCAAGCCCGAGCACTTCGTGCAGATGCAGGTCTACATGCACGGCACTGGCATTGAGCGGGCGCTGTACTTCGCCATCTGTAAAGATAACGACCAAATCTATACAGAACGCGTCAAATATGACAAGGAAATCGCGGAAAAGTATGTGCGTCGTGGGCATTACATTGCATTGTCCGAGCGCATTCCACCGCCTATCAGCGAAGACCCGAGCTGGTATCAGTGCAAGTTCTGCGATGCACACAAGTTCTGCCACGAGAGCAAGACCACAGAGCACGCCAACTGCCGCACCTGCGCTCACGCTACGCCCAAGTCTGACAGCACTTGGCACTGCGCCCGCTGGGATGATTCGATCCCGCTAGACGCCCAGCGCACGGGATGCGAGGCCCATGTGCTGCATCCTGATCTGGTGCCGTGGCAGCGCAAGCCTGGGCCTGACGAGTGGAAGGCCATCTATGTCATCAACGGCAAGGACGTAGCCAATGGCATGCCGGGCGACGGCGTGTACAGCAGCCGCGAGATCTTGGCCAATCCGAGCGAGTGTGCTAGCCCTGGGCAGATGCTGTCGCAGTTGCGGGAAGAGTTTAATGGAAGGATTGTGGGGTAATGAATGAGCTGGCTTTATTCGCAGGCGCTGGTGGCGGAATACTTGGGGGAAAACTTCTCGGATGGCGAACCGTCTGCGCCGTCGAATGGGAACCCTACCCAGCAAGCGTTCTGTGCGCCCGACAAAATGACGGGCTTCTCCCGCCTTTCCCGATTTGGGATGACGTTCAAACCTTTGACGGCAGACCGTGGCGAGGAATTGTTGACGTTGTATCTGGCGGCTTTCCCTGCCAGGACATCAGCGTCGCAGGCCGTGGCGCCGGACTTGACGGAGAGCGCTCAGGGATGTGGCGACACATGGCGCGGGTGGTTAGCGAAGTACGACCCCGTTACGTCTTCGTGGAAAACAGCCCAATGCTCGTTCATCGAGGACTTGAACGAGTCATCGGTGACCTTACCGCGCTCGGGTATAACACGCGATGGGATGTTATGGGAGCTGCCGACGTTGGCGCCAATCACCAAAGAGACAGGATGTGGATTGTGGCGGACGCCTCAAGCACAAGAAGGAATGAGGGGAACTTACGAAAGCAAGGAAAAAATGGACGGCCATCTCAAACGTGGTCATCAACTTTCATTAAGCAACCAAGTAAAACACCCTCATTTATGGCCAACGCCTACAGCGCACAACGCGAAGGAGGGCGGTTTTCCGTCGGAGCACAACCGCAATACGCCGACTCTGAGTGCTCAAGCTGGTGGCAGTTTGAACCCAACGTGGGTCGAGTGGCTCATGGGGTGGCCGCTCGGGTGGACAGACTTAAAGCCATTGGCAACGGACAAGTCCCTTTGTGTGCAGCAACAGCTTGGAGAGTCCTAAGTGCTCCGTGACTACCAACAGCGCACCATAGACCAGCTCTACGCTTGGTTCTCTGCGGGCAACGCTGGAAACCCCTGCTTGGTGCTGCCCACCGGGTCAGGCAAGAGCCATATCGTGGCAGCGCTATGCAAGGACGCATTGCAGAACTGGCCCGAGACTCGGGTGCTGATGCTCACCCATGTCAAGGAGCTGATTGAGCAGAACGCCGAGAAGATGCGTCTGCATTGGCCTGCTGCACCGATGGGCATCTACAGCGCTGGCATTGGCAAGCGAGACATTGGCGAGCCGATCACGTTTGCTGGCATCCAGTCTGTGCGAACCAAGGCCGAGATGCTGGGGCACCTTGATCTGGTGATCATTGACGAGTGCCACCTTGTCAATCACAAGGAGGAGGGTGGCTATCGTAAGCTCCTGTCCGACCTCAAGGCAATCAACCCGGCGCTGCGTGTTGTGGGGCTTACCGCCACACCGTATCGCTTGGGGCATGGCCTGATAACCGACAAGCCCGCGCTCTTTGATGCGCTGCTGGAGCCTGTGAGTATCGAAGAGTTGGTGTTCAAGGGCTACTTGTCTACGCTGCGATCGAAGGTCACCAGCGCCAAGCTTGATACGTCAGGTGTCAAGAAGCGCGGAGGCGAATTCATTGAGAGCGAACTGCAAGCCGCCGTGGATACGGACGACAACAACCAGCGCGTCGTGCAGGAGGTGATTGCGTTAGCTGGCGATCGCAAGGCCTGGTTGGTGTTCTGTACTGGTGTGCAGCACGCCGAGCACGTTGCCGAAGTCCTGCGCCAGCATGGAGTGGCCGCGCAGTGCGTCACCGGAGAGACGCCAAAGGCCGAGCGCAAGCGAATGCTCGATGACTTCAAGGCCGGCAAGCTGCGTGCGCTAACGAACGCTAACGTGCTGACAACGGGCTTCGATTACCCCGATATTGACCTGATCGCCATGCTGCGCCCGACCATGAGCGCAAGCCTCTATGTCCAGATGGCAGGCCGTGGGATGCGCGTTAAGAGCCACACCGATCACTGCTTGGTGCTTGACTTCGCTGGTGTGGTGGAGATGCACGGGCCGATTGTCGCTGTCCAGCCCCCGAAGAAGGGCGGCGATGGGGATGGTGAAGCCCCTGTCAAGGTCTGCGACAACTGCGACGAGCTGGTGCATATCTCGGCCAAGGAGTGCCCTGCCTGCGGCCATCCCTTCCCCGAGCCAGAGGAGAAGAAGCTCAAGCTCCGCAACGACGACATCATGGGGATGGAGGGCAAAGACTTTGAGGTGACGGGCTGGAGCTGGCGCAGGCACATCAGCAAGGCCAGCGGCAATCTGATGCTCGCTTGCACCTACTACGGGAGCCTGTCCGACAAGCCGATCACGGAGTATTTCCCAGTGCTAAACGATGGTTACGCAGGCCAGATGGCGCTGCAAAAGCTGATGACGATCGCCGAGAAGAGCGAGGCAGATCTGTCCGAGATCAGCCGCCTGAAGGGCGCGGAGGCGCTCGATTACATCGTCATCCAGATGGGGAAGTCGAAGCATCCGAGCACGATCCAGTATCGGATGGACAACAAGTTTTTTAAAGTCGTAAGGAGAACGTGGGATGAGACACGCGGAGCCTGAGGTTGTGACGATGTATCGAGAGTGGATCAAGGCTGGCCCGCCCAGGTGCTGCCACACCTGCGAGCACTATGGGACGGACGGCCTGTGCATCGAGTTTTGGATGCAGCCCCCGCCAGAGTTCGCCGCCTCCGTGGGAGAGTGTGACAAGTGGCAGCAGGAGATTTCATTTTGACTGATGCCGTACCGAGCGAACATTTTGAGCAGCGCGAGCTGGTGCGCTGGTTTCGTCAGACCTTCAAGGGCGTGAGGATCTTTGCAATCCCCAATGGAGGCGTTAGAAGCCTCTCTACGGCCGCGAAATTGAAGGCTGAAGGGGTGAGTAGCGGTGTGCCTGATCTGTGCGTCCCAGCGTGGCGCTTGTGGATTGAAATGAAGCGGGTCAAAGGCGGTTCACTGAGCGCCGAGCAGAAGGATTGGATCGCGTACCTAGAAGGTGTGAAATACTGGTGTATAGTGGGCAAAGGTGCTGAGGACGCCAAGACAAAGATCCTTGCTTTTAAGGAACAACATGACAAAAGATCGCTACATGACGGTGCGCCTCCCGGCGGAGGTGGAAGCCCAGATTCGACAGCAGGCATTGGCCAGCACTAGGACGCTGGCAGCTCAGATCCTGCACTACATCAAGCAGGGGCTGTTGCAAGAAAAGAGCAAAACCTAGGGTTTTCCCTATATTCTGATTGTGTGAGATTGTGGGACTATATGTCTGTCAACAACGCAAACGGAGAACGCAAATGAAGAAACACACCGTCGCCAAGCACAACGACACCTGGGCCGTGGTTTACAACGACCGCGTCGTTGAAGACGAGATCCGCAGCCGCGCCGCAGCCCAGCAGATCGCCCACGCCTACAACGTCGTCGCTCGGACTACCGACGGCGACCTGCGCGAAGCGGCTCGCCTTGCCCTGATTGATGTCGATGCTGAACTGCGCGGCGAGTTCGCTTGAATGGGAACGACATGAAGATCGCATTCAAACACCCCATCGGCCCAAGTTCTTTTTTTAACCGCTCCTCCGTCTTTGCGGACGGTCAAGAGATTGGCGAGGTGTTGGCCCACACTCAAGGCAGTGGCTGGACAGGGCGCGCTACCTCATACACGTTCTACCCGTCCGAGGAGTTTATTGAGATGGGAAAACGCACCGAAGACTCGCAGCGCGCTCTTAAGTCTTGGATTATTACGGCTGCTCGTCTGACGCCCATAGCTTAAAAATCCGGCCCTTCGGGGCCTTCACCTGGAGACCACAAAATGCAAACCACCAAACGCCATCCCCGCACTCTCGAGGAGGCCTTCGGCCCCTACGCCCGAGGCGGCATCTACGAAAAACCCAGCGAGTTCGGTCTGGCCGACAAGGTCATCACCGGCCTGTGCGGCATCATCTTGTTCGGCCTGTTGCTTGCAATTCTGGCGGGGTGGCTGTGATGCACGACAAACTCAACGCCGAGATTGACAAGATCGTCGCGGAGATGGCACCTCCGAAAAACTCTATCGGAATGCTCTCCACCGATGACGTTGTGCGCCTAGTTCGCAAGGCGGCAACGCAAGGCGCTATGGCTGGCTGGGTGGCTGGCGAGCGCACAGCTCGCTCCTACTGGACTGGTGAAATGAACAAGCTGCGCGAGCAAATCAGGGAGTTGAAAGAGGATCTGATCAAATGACCGGCCCGTACTTTGAGTCGTGGGAACACGAGAACTTGGTGAAGTTCGCCAAAGAAGCCTACGCCAAGCTCCAGAAGCAGGAGGAGGAGCTGCAACGGTTGCGAAACCAGTGGCCTTTTCCTAAGAGCGGCACTTATCCTGACGACATGCCGGAGGCGCTGCTGTGATCCTAGTCTTCGCCCTCCTGATCCTCTTCGTCTCCATGCTGGCGATGATCCCGCTGGCGCTAGATCCTGAGCTACGCCAGAATGTGACGTTCTGGGGTATTCCTGCAATGGTAGTTATCGCTTTTTTGCTATGGGCGTAAGAATAAAGCTAGTGCGCGATCTGCTTCGCGCTGGTGACGGCATGACCGTCAAACAACTGGCCGAAGCCGTTGGCACCGACACCTCGCACATCCACCGGATGCTTAACAAGTTCCCCGACGCCTACATTGACCGCTGGATAAAGGTGAACAACCATGTCACAGCCGTCTGGTGCGTCGTCGTCCCACCACCTAACTGCCCTCGACCCGAGAGCCGGAGAAACAAATGAAACGAACCTGCAAATGCCCGCCCAATAGCCCCTTCCATTGGATGGACGACCCTCGCCCGTCGATCTTCGCCCAGGAGAACGGTGCGCTACTATCCATGCGCCAGACTGAGGTCGTCGAGAACGCCCGCAAAGAAGGCCGTGACATCGGCCACATCCCTGGCGTCAGCACCAAGGTGCGAGTCTTCCACTACTACTCCCGCGCATGATCGACTATTCCTACCCCTGCATGATGGCCGAGAAGGCCCTCAAAGACCTCCACAACGCTGCCATCGAGAGTCGGCTAGATGATGCGATGGAACACGCCTTGGAGGCGATTACCGAGGCGCGGCTGGTTTACCAAGCGCTCCAGCACATGAAGTCAGCGCGCCAGCAGGTACAGGCCCACGTTTGAGAAGGCATACCCGGCATAGACGATCGTCATGCTTGGGTTACCTTTGAGCGCTTGCTCTACGGCGATGTAGCCGTAGATCACACCTGTGAGGATGATGAGCCACGGACTCACAGCTTGCTCACATCAACAACCTGCCCCCGAAACTGTATAGCACCGGGTGCTAGGGCGTGAACCAGCTCGGGCCAGAGAAGCCGGCCATTATGGAATGTGAGCACGGCGAATCCGGAACGCCAGTTGGTCGGATTGTCCTCGAGGTAATCGACAAACTGCGGCCCATCAGGGTCAGCCAGCGTGCCCGTGTCCACACCGAAGCGCTCGCCATTGTAGTCGGAGAACGGCGTCACCTTTAGCGAGTGCAGGTGCCCCGTCACGATGGTCTTACCAGCGTTGACGGTGTTGTTATGCGTGGCATGAACGCCTCCCTTCATGCGGTGTTTGACCACTACGTCCTCAGTCGGCCAGCAGCTCCAGCAGGGAATCCATGCCGGAAAATGATCCTTCAGCTTAAACCCGCCGACGTGCATGAACTCGGGAACAGTATTGGCTAGGCGGTTCTCAAAGCGAGCGTCGTGGTTGCCCAGCGCCCAGATGAGTTTAGCTTTGCTATACGCCCGCTTTGCCTCGTCGTCGATCTCGCCAAGGTACATCTCGCAGGCTTTGAGTTCCTGCACGACGCTGGGCTTTGAATCCCACCCCACCCTAGGGAATCTACTGATCGCGGCGCCGTCAAAAGCGTCGCCATTATTTATTACAGCCTTCGGTTTTAGTTCACTTATCGCCCACAGCAGACCCTTAAATGCGGTGCTGCGAATACCGGGCCAGAAGTGTGCATCCGAGAAGACGATCACCGTACCATTTTCGATACCTAGATGGTGGCGAGCGGCGTGCTCATGCGCCGTCTGGCGGTGCTTCCACAGATCGGTTCTGAAGTCTTTGGCCACTAGCTTGATCGCGTATTTAGTCTCAATGCGACGACGGCGCGAGTGGACGGCACGCTCTTGTATGTTCAGCTTATGGGAGATCGTGGCCGCTGACTTCAGCGTTCGCCACATCTCGATGAATTCCTCATCGCTAACCGTTTTATTTGCCATGCGTTGAACCTAATACGCGCTCTAGCACATTGATCACGCGGTGCTCGGCGCTGTCGAGCTGCTCTGGCGTGGCCTTGGGGTCTTGCGCCGCCTGGATCAACTCGTACAGAAAAACGTGCAACGTCTCGTGCAGCGCCGTGTGCGACAGCGAAGACGCAGTGATCGCCTCTGCGCCAAAGTCACCTAATCGGTAAATGGCTAAACGGGCAGGACTATCACACTCGACAGAGGCCATCGCACCTCGGGCGGACTTAGCACCGCGCTCAATGCGCCAGTCCTGAAGATTGAGAACTCGCTGCCAGTGCTGGATAAACCCGTCGAAGTCTTTGGCCTGCTGCTCGTTGGGCTTATTTGGCATATCACACCATTTTCAGCGCAGCATCTTTCACTTCAGTGACACGGCGACCCCAGCCTTTTCCGAACGTATCCCAGGTCGGCAGGGATTGCATGAAGGCCAGCCGAGTGGATTGATACTTTTCGACTATGTCTTCAGCGTCCATCGCGCCCACCTTGGCCAGCGTACCCGCGCCGATTGCGCCATCGGGGACAGCGCCTACGGTCGTCTGGAGCCACTTGGAAGCGCGGCCTGGGCCTGAGTTGATGGCGGCGTCAAACACGGCGTAGTCCACGCCAGTGGGAAGCTCATCGCCTCGGATTTTGTCCCAATACTTGGCTTTGTACATCGGAGCGACGATCTCAGGCGTCAGCGCACGCATGGCCTTCTCGTCCACCTCGTGGCCGACCCACTCTTCCCAGACGCGCTTGGTGACGCCTAGATTGGTCATGCCGCCAGGGTCTTTGGGGTGGTTAACGAAGCCGCCTTCGTGGTGGAGGATGGCTTCCAGGGCTTGATCGAAGTTCTCTTTCATTTCGGGGACTTTCCAAGCATTTCAGTCTTGGCCTGCGAGCCAGCACTAGAACCAAAATAATACGCAATGATGCCTGTCCAGGCGGTGCCCAGCGAGCCGAGCATCATCGTCAGGGCCGTGTTGTCAGCTACCGACATCTTGCCAAACATCATGCCGCCAAGGATGGAGAAGAAACCGAGCGTCACCGACGCCGCCAACAAAGGCGGGACGATAGAGCGGGTCGTCGCCTGCATCTCGCGGGCGCTCTTCCTGTCGTCCACAGCCAACGCCTCAAAGTTCAGGCCCAGCTCGTTAGCCTGCTTCTGAAGTTCGATCTCGGCCAGCTTGACCTGGGCGATCTGGTCAGCCGTCAATTTGTTGTTGTTGATCAGGTCACCGACATCTTTCTCATCGACGCCAATGGCCTTGGAGATGGCTGAGACAGCCATGCCAGCCAGCGGGCCACCGAGCGCTGTAGCGATGGTGGGGGCAATCTGTTTGAGCCATTCCATGTTTGCTCCAAATCAATTAATCGCTAAGAAGCCCGGTGCTGGTGCCAAGAACCGCAGCCCCACCCAGCAAACCGGCACCCTGTGCTTTCCTTGCTCGACGATTCAGCTCTTGCAAGATCGCCGTCTGCTCAATGGTGTCAGTGGTGAACAAGCGCTTTTGCAAAGCCTCTGACGTTTCACCGCTGATGCCTTTAGCCCTAGCCAGCAGAGCCGTTCCACCAGCACGGAGCATGCTCAGAGGATCGCCTGTGGCGGCTGCTTGTCCAATCGTGCCCAGCATGCTCGCCTCTTCCCTAACGGCTTTGTTTTCATCCGTGCGAGAACCGCTAAGGACTCGGCGCTGCGTAGTTGTTTGCTGACCCAAGGCCTTCACAAATTGAGAAAACTCGTTGTATGAGTCTTGATCAGGGAACGCATTACGCAGCAGCAGTTTCTGGTTTTCCGACTTGAAGATCTGCCGGGTGAAATCTCCACCCTTAAAGTCTCCGAGGCGGTTGTTCACATCAGCCATGACGCCAAGACGGAACGCTTCTTTTTCGTCTGGGTTGAGTTTCTTGATCTTCGCTGCGGCTTCTGCAACGTCAAGTTTTTGATAGTCCTGGCCCATCTTGAACGCTTTTCTAATGCGCTCTTCGTCGGCAAACTCTGCGTTTGCTCGCCTGTATTCAGGATTCAATGACTTAATCAAATCGTTGAACTCATCTTTGACGCGAACAACATCGCGCCCATAACCGGACATTTTCCCGGTTACGGTGTCGGTTTCAGCATCAACAACACGGTCAAGGCCGATCTTGATCTTGTGCAGAATGTCAGTAGGAACTGATTGTGCGTTGCGAATCTCGCTAAGTGGCGGGAGCGTCTCTCCATAGACGCCAGCGCGTTTTACCGCCTCGTCGTAAGCCTTCACGAAGACCGGACGATCAACGTACTTCCTGAACGGAACGGCGTCAATCGCCAAGCTGTAGGCCTTGGGATACGCCTCATCAGCCAGACTTTTCTGTTTGGCTGTCAGAGCTTCCAAGTATTCAAAACCGTTGACGTTCTTGGCAAGACCTGCTTTCTCCACCAAGCCGCGCACGATGTCATTGGGCTGATCAATCATCCGGCTGGTCAGGAACGATTCGGTTCCTCCCTTGGCCTTCGACTGAACAACATAGGCGCTATATGCCAGATCGTTCAGGCTTTTGCCCAGGTCTGCAATGACAGGGTTGGGAACGCCAATTCGACGCAGTTCATCCAGGGCTTGCTGGGCTTCCGTCGGGGACAGGTTGTCTTTCTTGAGATAGCTCGCCAGCATCTTGGATGCTGCGGTTTCTTGATCTCCAATACCGGCAGAATTGAGCACGTTCTTAATCGTCGTGCCAGCCTTGCTGATAATGATTGGAGCAGTACTGCCAAGCAAGCCACCAAACGCACCGCTTGTGATTGCTGCTGTTGCAACATCTTTTTCTGCGGCACCAGCACCTGAGAGCGCACCAGTTCCGGTTCCAACAGCAAGCCCTCGACCAGCTTGGCCTAGGGTAGTCTCGCCCAGGATTGCAGTTTGCGTTTTAGGAGCCAAGCGGGTAACTTGTCTGGCCGCTCCAAACGGGACAAGCACGCTCCCGCCAAGCTCCAAAGCCCCTTGGGTGATTGGCATGTCTTCGCCAAACTGTTTCTGCTGTGCTCGCAACAGATTGCGCTGGCGCTCGTACTCGGGGCCGCTAATCGCACCAGTTCTCAGTGCGGCTTCCAGCTCATCTAAAAAGCCAAACGCTACAGCGCCTCCAACCGCCCGAGCAGCTTCTGCGGGGCCAGAGTAAGGCGTGCGTAAATCAACACCCAAAGCCCGCTCAGTGGCAGAGGGGCCTACTGCCGGTTGGTCAGCCAAAGGAGCATTTTTGTAGTCAGCCATTATGGTTTCACCCTTCTCACGCCATCGGGGTCAACAAAAACTGTTCCAGAAGGATACTTCGGATTCTTCAGGAAACTGCTGTATTCCGCATTGTTGATGATTTGGACATCAAACGTAGGGACTTGAACAAGAGTTGCAGGTTCTGAGAAACCAGCATTTTTCCTGCGACGAAGCACCTCATCTGCCGCATTTTGCGCCCGACGAGTGTTGATTTCCACCAGGCGTTTCATTGATGCAGCAGCAGCCTCCTTAGACTCAGAACTTTGAAGAGCCTTGGCTTCTCGGATTGCGTCGCCTTCGGTCTGCGTTCCTTTGTTCAGGCGCAAACTCTCATTGACAAGGTTGGTAACAAACTTATCGTAGGCTTCACGAGCGACAACATCTGGGGCGCTTGAACCGATCAATTGACGAGCGCGAATGCTGGCTTTCTCTTTTACGCCAAATGGGATCTCTCCTAGCTTGATTCGGTTTAAGTAGCCATACGCATCGGTAGCGAGATCGCTGGCAGCTTTTGCTGCCGTGAAATCAGCTTCTTCTTCCTTCGCCAGATACGAAGGCAACGGCTTGTTCTTGCGCTCTTCTGCCTTGCGGTCAATTTCAGCTTGTCTCATTTGCTGATTGAACGCCGCATTCTGTGCGGCAAGCGTAGCATTCTGCTGCTGGATGTTAAGAGCTTGTCGAGAGTTCTCAAGACCTTGACTACGCAATGCTGCCATAGTGTCTTGGTTTGCTTTGATTTGAGATTGATTTTGCTCAAATTGTTGCGCTCTTTGTGCCATATCGGCAACTTCTTTTACCTTTGCATCCACTTTTTCAGGATCAAGAGCCCCAGTAGTGAACGACCTAGAAAGTTGCTGTGCGTAGGATTGCACGTTCTTCGGAATAGTTTGATCCGCCAAGAACTGAGTGAATGGGTTTTCCTCCTGAGCGCCAACACCAAGTTTCCGAAGCGCAGCAGTTCCTTCTGCCATTGATTTCAACTGAGCAATGCCAGCAGGCCCAAGAGCCTGAAGTTGAGGAGCAACGCGGCGAACGTCGTAGCTCGGTTGAGTCGCAACAGCGCCAGGCATGAGATTGCCTTCATCATCACGCAGTGCGCGACCTTCAGGTATGTATGCCGCCTCACCAGGCCGATAAGCACCACGAGCAACTTCTTCAGCCAATTGCGTTTGGCGAAGTTGACGAGCTTTTTGTTCGCGCTCTGCACTAAGTGCTTGACGCTGCGTTGCTTGATCAGCAACTTGCATCAGTTGCATCGCACCAGTAATATCGCCAGACTGTTGGAGCGTTGTGATAGCTTGCTGGATTGACGCCGGGTCGTTAAAGTCAATCTGCTTAGCGATGGATTGACGAGCGCTAATCCGCTGCAACTCAGGATCAGGCCCACCCAACGCGCCGGCGAGTTGGTAAGCACTGCGCCCGATGTTGAACTCAGCGCGTTGCATCGGATCAAGTTGTGCAAGCGCCAAAGCTCGCTTATCCGCCGCCGCAGCTTGCTGCTGCTCGTACATCTCTGGCGTCACGCCAAACAATAATTGGACGATATCGGTTGCCATGTTTTATCCCTCAAATGTATGAGTAGCCTACGTCGCCAAATCCGCCAAGACCGGCTCCTGGCCCCACACCGCTGACAATCGGCGTCCCACCGAACATACTTTGCAGATTGCGTGCTGCTGCCGGATTAGACGTAAACGAGGTCAACGCGGTAGCAAACGGGTTATAGGCATCCGCTTTGTACATCGACTCCGCCGCTTTCAAGCCGCCACCATACAGCGCATTCGCACCCGTCGGATTGGCGATCCGACCGCCCAGAGCCGACCCCAGCTCAAGCGGCTGCTGACCAAGCGCCTCAAGACCCGTCGCGCCGCCCAGATAGGCTTGGTAAGGAGCCAGAGCGCCGACTTGGCCACGACCGTACAGGTCGTATAGTTGCGCGCCGGTGCCAAACAGGCCCGTGCCAAACGCTAGTTGTTGCTGACCCGCTTGCTGGGCTTGAGCGGCCAGAGCAGCGTCTTGCTGTGCGATGGCGTTGTAATACGCCTCCAGCTCGGGGTTGGTTGCGCCCAGACCCGCACCGCCACCAGGGCGCATGCCGGTTGCGCCAACAGACAGACCGCCACGGCCCGTCTGGAACAACTGGTTCTGCAACTGGGCGTATTGACGCTCGCGGCTGGGGGCCAGCAGGTTTTGTTGACCCGCCATGTACTTGGCCGCAACTTGCTCGGGCGTCTCGGCCAGATACTGCTGGCCCAAGCCGAACAGGCTTGCGCCTGCGCCGGTCAGCGGTGCAAGAACTCCAGGTGCCATCTCGGCTTGGCTAAGACCTTGGCCAGCCAGACCCAGCAGACGATTCTGATACGCCTGGAACTCGGGGGCGAGTTCGTAGCCAGCGCCAGTTACACGTCCTTCCGGGCCGTACTGGAAGTTCGACTGGCCAAAGCGCGTCGTGATGCCTACAGGGCGAAAGCGCGACTCTTCAGCGGCCATTTGCGCGGCTTCCCGCTGCGCGTCCGCTTGAATCTGCGCCGCACGGCGAGCAGAGCTGCCTTGCATCGCGCCTCCGAGAAGGCCTCCCCCAATGATTGCTGCTTCAATGCCCATCATGCTCTCCTGACATATGTCTGTCGGGCCTTACCGTCAGCGCCGACAAAATCTTCCAAAAACTTAAAACCGAACAACTTCAAAAACTTCGCGTGCTTCCTGTCTTCGATCTCGTGGATGGCGTACAAGTCATCCGTCTGCAACTTCACAAGATCGTCTAACATCCGCTTTCTTACCTCATTCGTCCAGCGTCGGCAGTCGCAGTGGATGAACTCAAACCCGTTGTAATCTTCAAGATACAAAGTGTAGTCATCGCTAGCAACCACCGGCGTCTTCACGCAGTCCGCTTCCACATATATACAGTGATGTACGGCTGGTAGTTGGCGTTGGTGCCAGACGAGCCGGTGCTATCAGTCGTAAAGGTATGCGTATGCGAGCCAGCCGTCGAGGTGTAAGGCGTATTGTCTGTGGTGGCTACAAGGTCAATGCGATAGCTTGTCGTGGTGCTGCCGCGTCCAAACGCTGCGCCAAGACTTTGAACACCCGTGCCGCATTCGTGTTGGTGGCTACCGCCGGAATCCGTAGTACCCGTGTGCGTGTGGCTGACAGTGACTGCGTTTGCGCTACCGCCAGTCTCTTCAGCGGTGTCGAACAAGGCGTTGCCGGAGTCAAAGCCAACCATGACGCGCCCCGCGCCAAAGGCCGTCCAGGTGCCAAAGCCAAGCAGCGTTCCGGGGTTGGTTGACACTATCGCCGTGTAGATTGCGCCAACAGGGAACAAGGCCGATTTAATTGCGTCAGCCACATCCTGAACGAATGCAGTGGTGGCCAGTTTGGTGCTGTCATCGCTGGTCGATTGGGTTACGCCGCTTGTGCCAGTAGGCAGGGAAGGCGTGCCGGTGAAGGTCGGCGATGCCAAATCGGCCTTGGTCGCTACAGCGATAGCGATGTTGGCAAACTCGGTATTGATCTCCGTGCCTTTAACGATCTTGAGCGGATCGCCAGAGGACAGGTTGTCCTTGGTCGCAAAGTTCGTGCTCTGGGTGTAATTGCTCATGATACCTTGCCCTCTTTAGCCTGGATCTCGATCTTCTGAATCGACATGGAAGATCCGTTGATGTTGGATTCGTAGCCGGTTTGCACGACCTTGCCGCTGCCGCTTGCAGGGGTCTGAAGTTGTTGCAGCGCAACGCCATCCGCGTAGTAAGCCACTACAGTAGCGTTTGCGCCGTACTCAGCAATGCCATACTCCGACTCGCCCTGCGTCGGAATCGCCATGTTGGCCGACAGGTAGTTAGACGAGAAGTCAAAGCCCCACTTGGCCGTGACGAACTGATTAGAGCCACCGATCACGATGACCTTTAGGCGCTTCAAGATTGAAGTGACGTTCTGGTTGCCAAGGTCGGCGTGGTTGGTGTAATACTGCATCCGATAAACGGAGGTGTAGTCTTGATAACCGGAATACTTGCCGACATAGCCGTTCTTCCCGATCAGCACATCGCCGTTCTTGCGGGCAAGCAGTGCGGTTGGCTCAATCGAGTCCCAAGTCGTGACGCGAAATGACCCATCTTGCAACTGCACGCGGGTATCAAAGCAGTAGACTTGCTTGACCGATGGCAGCGTCAGCAGGTAGAAGGCTTCCTTTTCCGAATAGGCCGACTTGATGTTAGGCAGCGTCTCGCCGCTGATAATCGTCATCAGGTCGCTGCGGACGTTTTTGGACAAGTCACCCAGCGGGGCCGACTTCTCCACAATCGTCCTGGCGAACGAGCGCACGCCAGAGTTGGACAGGAACAGGACATCCTTGCCCGTGTTCTGGATCGAATCGCGGGCGATGCAGCCGATGCCGCCCACCGTGTCGTACAGCGTGATCGAAGCGGGCGTAGTCGCCCCCGAATACACCAGAATCTGACGCGATCCGAAGATGATCAGGAAGTTATTGTGTGCTGCAAGGCCAGCGATGTTGTCCGCACCGCTAGGCCAAACGCGGTTGATGTCCAGCGTGCCAGAGGTACCGCCAGTCCAAATGTGCCCGGCCAGAATGTCCGAGAACGTCACCGTCGTGTTATCCGACGCCGTGTCAGCAACCCACAGACGGCCGTAGGCCGAGATCACGATATTGCCAGAGGGCACCGTGCCAGCGTAGCCCGTTTTCTCGCTTACGCGGCGATACGTCGTCGTGCTCACCGCCGGGTCATAAATCAGCGGATCATGGCTTTCTTGGAAGAAGTACATGATGCCGTTGAGCGCCGCGCAAGACCAGTTGCTGGCGCTGATCGTCGGGGCCGTACCCCCGCCCCCATAGGTCAGCTCGACCACGGCGTTAGAACTATCCAGTTTGAACAGCTTGTTATTTCCGGCAAACAGAACGGTCGTCGTGCCATCCGTCTGCACCAGTTCGGAGATCACGCCGATGTTATTAGCGCCCAAGTTGCCCGAACTGGAATTGACGCGAGTCCACCCTTTGCGCGAGCCGATGCGGCCATACTGATCAATGATGCAGTTGTTGGCCACCAAGGCAAAGCCAGCATTCAAATCAAGAGGCGAGTCTTGAGTATTCAGGCCGTAGAAACCCGGCGCTGAGATGCTGTAAGTGGAGATTGCTTCGCTCATACGGCTTGGAATGCGTCGTAGTCAGGAAAGCGCGATGCTTCCAAAGCGATGTAGTCGGACAGCATCAGGCGATACAACTGATAGGCTTCCGAGGAGGTCAGCCCCCCGTCTTCGCCGCGCTCGGCCAAAGCACGGGCGTAGGCGTTCTGGACGATCAGAACGTCCGGGGCCAAGACCGAAGTGCCGTCAGAAGTCAGAGGTGCTTGCGGAATGTTCAGCGTGAACTGCAAGTTGTAGACGCCGTCCGGGCGCGAGTACAGAGTCACCTTGGCGTCACCGCTGCTGTCAACGCCGTCGAAGATGAACTCGGACGGGATGCCATACACGGGCGTCGCAAAGTTCTGGCGACGGTTCATCCACTCGTAGGAGATGTTACGCAGCGTCACGTTAGAGGTGACGTTAATCGCGTCTTCCAGACGGAACTTCTGGCCAGCGCCAGTGAGCGAGTAGACGTAGGTGTTCGCAACCGTGTTTACTTGGATCACTTGCTCAAGCGAATTCCAGGTGTAAGCGTCCTCAACTTGGCGCTTGGCATCGTTTACAAACTTGCCAATCAACGCCGAGTACGTCGTCTCGCTGTTGGTCGAGACGGTAGTCTCACGCAAGCGCGTGAGCACATCGTTGATCATCTCAAGGTACGTCATTTCTTGTTCCTTGCCGAGATCGCCTTAGCCTTCGCTTTGGCGTCTGCTTTGGACGATGCGCCCCAAGCCTGCAAGGACAAGAGAAGTCGAGTTGGCTCGCCATCCTTGTACTCCGGCCCGGGCATATTGCCCATCCGCGCTAAGAAGGAGGCCCTACGAGGGTTGTCGCCCGACTTCACCGGGGCTTTCAAATTGCCGCCGGTAGCAGCATTATAGGATGATCGCCCCTTGGCGTTCAAGCCGCCAGAGGGGGATTTTCCTTCTTT